GGGCCCCTTGGATTCCTGCGACAAACGACGGGACACGGCGACCCCGAGCTTTTAGCACACAATGTCAAATTGAGGAAAAAAAATGGAACACACTGAAAATCGTTCGATTTTTAAGCAAGTAGCTGAATTTCAGACAGAAATCTTAAATAACCCAGTAAAAGCAAAACCTGTACAAAATTTAACCACTTTATACAAAACTAACACCCCTGTATTTATAGCTGAGGAACTTGCAGAACTTCAAGCAGCATTAAATGAAGATGACCTGCCAGAAACACTCGACGCACTGATCGATCTGATGTACTTCGCAGCCGGCGCAATCCATTCACTTGGTGTTGACGGCGACGAGGCTTTTAGACGAGTCCATAGCGCTAACATGACTAAAAAGGCAGGTATTAAGCCTACCCGAGGTCTAAACGGCGATGCGACTAAGCCAGAGGGCTGGACCCCACCTGGACTTCACGATTTGTTTGAGTAGCTATTTTGCCAGTTATGGGTTTCTGGCGCCCCTGGTGACTCCTCACACCTAGCCATAGCGATTGTCTCCCGCGTAGGCGACCAAAAAGCCCACTTTATTAATGTCTTGAGCGGCACGCTATTATTGTATAAGCCGACCCTCCGCCGCTCTAGGCCTGTGGTTAATTATTTTAAAACATGAGACATACGCTTAACAAAAAACAATTTAACTGAGGAGTTAATTATGAATTTAACAGCACTAGTATTAACCATGTGTGTTTACACTAGCCTAGATTGTGAAAAAGTAGATGTTGCTTATGCTGATTTAGCAGATGGCCAGTTAGGCCGAGTTACATCCTACAGTAATGGTTACAAAACAATTGAAGTGGCTAACTACCTTAAAAATAAGTACCCCTACCGCACACGCAATGTAATTATGCAGCAGCTTACCTATTTAGAGGCTTGGCGGGAGTATCCTGGGCATTTTATAGACATGAATCGGTTAGTTTACCAAAGCACATGCTCAAAAATTGCATGGGGTATTAAAGTAAATAAAATAAATTGTTGGACGACTCAGTAGTGGCCGGCCGTAAAAGGAAGCCTGCCGCCTTGAAAAAACTTGAAGGCACCTTTCGTCCAGACCGGGCTCAGCATACGCTTGAAGTGCCCGCTGGTATTCCTACAAAACCCGCCTGGGCTACGCACGATCCAGTAGCCTCAGCCTTGTATGATGAGGTTGCAACACATTGCTACAGCATGGGTGTCGGGACAGAAGCGGACGGTATTGCTTTTGCTTTACTGGCAGATCAATTGTCAATTTACTTACGGTTACGTGCAGCCGTACTGGCAGACGGGCCCATAGTCGAAACTGAAACCTCAACGGGTGTAGTCCAACAAAAACCACATCCTGCGTTAGCCCAAATGAATAGCAGCTTCGGACAGATTACCAAACTCTTAACAGAGTTCGGGCTTACTGCCGCCGCTAGGACTAAAGTTGATGCAACAAAGCCTATTGAAGTTGATTCATTTGCAGACTTCTTAAAAGGGCCAAAATAAATTGCAAAAACTGTAAATAGACAGTGTACAGTACCTTAACAACGTGACATTATATAACTATAATTTACGCAATTAAGGCAACACACATGAAACATATCGATCAGCCATTTGTACACCGTAAAGCCTGCACAAAATGTGGCAACGAATGTTGGACAGTGCGACTTGAAGTTGAAACCTATGACCAATACTACGAATGCACATGCTGTGACCATAGAATCAAAAAAGATACTCGACGTAAAAAGACTATTGCTCAAAAAGCACTAGAGCTTAACGACAAAGTTACTAACTTTTTTGAAGAAGCAGGTATTGAGCGATTTGATTTCAACAATCATTGGAAACTTAGTTGTTTATCAACTTGGATGTCCGATGTACTTTCAAAAGGCGTCAACAACAAGCGTGTAACTAATTCCGAGCTTCGTGTTATTGAAAACCAACTAAAAGAGTGCGAAGACCTCTTTCTAAATAAATAAGGAATAAATCATGAAAAGACATTTCGAATATAAGTGGTGTGATACTGCTCGCCGATACGTTCAAAAGCCCGAGGAGGCTGTTGAACGCCTAAGAAAAAGCCAGCCACGAAGAAGAAAAAAGGCTGCTAAGTAATATCCTATAGGAGACAACTATGCAACACGATTCTATGGGCTGGCAGTACGCTCAAAGAGTCGTTTCTGGTAAACAGCCCGCAGCACAATCACTCAAAAATGCTTGTCAAAGAGCATTATCCGATTTAAAAAAATCAAAAAGTAAAAACTCAACATACTATTACGATGAAGCAGCCGCTAATCACGTAATTAAGTTTTTCGGGTTTTTAAGTCACCTCAAAGGCCCTTTGGCCAACCAACCCCTTGAGTTAGCTGACTGGCAGATGTTTGTTGTCTGTCAATTATATGGTTGGAAACGACGTTCAGATGACTATCGCCGATTTCGTACGGCCTATGTTGAAGTACCACGAAAGTCGGGCAAATCTACATTTTGCTCGGGACTTACGTTGTATGGTCTCATAGCTGACGGAGAAAACGCGGCAGAAGTCTATGCAGCAGCAACCACTCGAGATCAAGCCCGCATTGTTTTTGGTGATGCGCAAGCTATGGTTAAGAAAAGTCCGCAGCTCTTGGAGCACTTAAAGTGTCACAGATCTGCAACGCTGCACGATGCCTCTGGAAGTAAGTTTGAACCATTATCATCTGACGCTGGTAGCCTTGAGGGTAGATCCCCGAGCTTTTCAGTTGTCGATGAAGTACACGTACACAAAACATCAGAGATATGGGACGTACTTAACGTTGCCTCTGGTGCGCGAGCACAACCAATTATCTTTGCTATTACAACCGCCGGAACAAACCGGGAAGGGATCTGTTATGAAATCCGTGAGTACTGTCTCAAGGTCCTTGATCCTAACTTGGACGTTAACGATGACACTTTCTTTGCAGCTATTTGGGGCATCGACGAAGGTGATGATTGGCGGGACCCCGAGGTTTGGAAAAAAGCCAACCCCGGATATGGCATTTCAGTATTTCCAGATGACCTAGAGCGTATGGCTAAGCAAGCAATGGAATCCCCATCAGCTGAAACCAACTTTAGGACGAAGCGACTAAATCAGTGGCTTAGTTCAAGCTGTGCTTGGATTTCTTCGCATGACTGGGACGCAACTGCTGGCAGTCGACCGCCTATAGAACACTTTAACGGCAAGCCGTGTTACATAGGCCTAGATTTAGCATCTGTTTCTGATTTTGCGTCGATGGCAATAATTTTTGTCGAAGATGGCAAAATGTATCCATACGTACAACACTATTTGCCTGAAGATACCGTTGCGAATGCAAATGGTTTCATTGGTAACAAGTACCGCGAATGGACAGCAGCTGGTTATATCACGACTACTGAAGGCAACATCACGGACCTAAGCTACATCGAGGAAGATGTCTTGAAGGCTATGGGCCAATTTAATGTTCGTGAAATTGCTTACGATGCTTATGGTGCTACGCAATTATCTGCAAGCCTTATTGATAAGGGTGCACCTATGGTTAAGTTTTCCCAGGGAATAATGTCTATGTCTGACCCTTCTAAGGAATTAGAAAAGGCAGTTAAGGCACAGAATATTTTTCATGGTGGTGACCCTGTCCTGTCTTGGATGCTATCTAATTGTGTTGTCTATATTGATCCCAACGATAATATCAAAATCAAAAAGGAAGGCGAAAAAAACAAGATTGACGGCATTATCGCTTTAGTCATGGCACTTGGCCGGCTTAAGGTAAATGGTGGTCTTGTCCAAAATGTCTATTCCAAGCGCGGCCTGCGCGCCCTTTAAATAATTAACTAGGAGGCCACTATGGCTTTATTCAATTGGGGTAAATCCCAAGAGAAAGCTGCGCCCATTAGCCTGCCTTTTAACAGCAGTGCCCTGGCCGACTTTTTCGGAAGTTATACAGCAAGCACCAAAGCCGTAAACAATGAACAAGCAATGCGCTTGAATACAGTTTATAGCTGCGTAAAAGTGCTGTCTGACACAATGACAACATTGCCATGTCATTTATATAGAGAAACACCAGCAGGCACTGAGCTGCATACCGCTGCACCTTTACATAGCTTAATGCTTCATAGCCCCAACGACTATCAAACAGGCGCAGAGTTCTTTAGCCATATTATGGTTAACCTGTGCCTTAATGGTAACTTTTATGGCTACATTAACCGAACCAGCTCTGGCAAGGTTGTCGAAATCCTACCCTTAAAAACTGAGAACGTGTCAGTGCAGCAAGATTCACAATATAACGTGGTTTATGTTGTTACTTTTGATAATGGTACTCAGGACGTATTAAACCCGGACCAAATTTTACATATACGTGGAATGTCTATGGACGGCGTAACGGGTGTGTCCCCAATCCAGTACAACGCATGCACACTGGGTGCAGGCATTGATGCACGTGATTATGCGGCTAATGTCTTTGAAAACGATGCAACCCCACGTGGCATATTACACACTGATGGCATACTGGATGATGACTCTTTTGAAAACATTAAAGCAAGTTGGAATGCCGGGCATGGTGGCGTAGCTAACTCTCACAAAGTAGCTATTCTTGAGCAGGGGCTAAAGTTCAGCCCTATATCACTATCCCCTCAAGATGTTCAGCTCTTAGAATTGCGAAAGTATACCCGTTCAGAAATCTGTGCAATGTTTAGAGTCCCACCACACATGATTGGGGATCTAGATCGTGCTACCTTTTCAAATATCGAGCATCAAGATCTGGCATTTTATAAAGCAACTATGTTGCCTTACATAATGATGATTGAAGCCCGCTTAAATAAAGCATTACTAAATGTAACCACTCAGCACTTTAAGTTTGATGTTTCCAACCTCTTGAGAACCGATATGCGGACCAGAGTTGAAACATATAACACGTTAATTACGACTGGAGTTATGAGTCCAAACGAAGCTCGTCAAGAACTTGGTTACAACCCAAGAGAAGGGGGCGATGAGTTTGTAAGCCAATCTAATAATCTACAATTTGGTGACGAAGCGTCTCCGAAAGAACCAAAGGAGCCCAATGATGACCAAGCCTAGTGGAATATGTTGTACTGAGGGCAAAACTTGTGAACCCTGCAATGAAACCTCTATTAAACGTTTGGACATAGCTTTTGACGCTAAGTCATTTTCAGTTGATGCAGATGATGAGCGAAAGTTTTCAGGCTATGCCAACACATTTGACCACCTCGACCGCGCAAATGACATAACTATGCGCGGTGCATTCCTTAAATCTCTTAATAAGCATGCTGAAGCTGGTACTAAAGTAAAAATGCTTGCTCACCATGATATGTCCAGACCTATTGGTGTTTGGGAAGTTATTGTTGAAGATGAAAAAGGTTTGTATGTAGAGGGGCGACTAACGAAGGGTGTTCGAGATGCTGATGAAGCCTATGCGCTGTTAAAAGATGGTGCTTTAGATTCTATGTCAATTGGATACCGTGTCGTGGCGGAGGAGTACGACCGCAAATCAGGTGCAAATCTACTACATGAGGTAGACCTGCACGAAATTAGCCTGGTGGCAATACCAGCAAACCAAGAGTCTGTTGTGACTGCCGTAAAAAGCCTTCCCGACGTTCGATCACTAGAGAAAAGCCTGCGTGATGCCGGTCTTTCGAGACGTGAGGCAAAAGCCGTTCTAGCGAAGGGACTTAGCGGATTGGAATCTGAGCGTGATGCTTCAGACCATGACTCTACAAAACAAGCTAAAGCTGACGCTCAACAAGAGCTAAAGCGCATGCTGAAAATCTTAGGAAAATAATATGACTGAAGAAGTTAAAGCAATCGATGAGGTAGTAGAAGAAGTTAAATCAGAAGAAGTAGCTGTTGAAGCTAAAGTTAAATCTGAAGAAGTAACAGAAGCTGCTGTTGAAGTTGAAGCCGCTGTTGAAGATCAAGCTGTAACACTCAAGCATGTTGCTGATGCTCTGGAAGCTAAGTCTATTGAGACTGACGCACTAATTGAAACCAAAGCCTCTGCTACTGCACTGGACACTGTTAAGTCTGAATCGGACGCACAATTTAAAACATTAACTAACAAAGTTGAAGAGCTCGAAGCTAAATCTTTGCGCCCAACTATGTCTACAAAATCTGTAAAGGAATCAAAAATGGAAAACAGCTCTGAAATGTTGAGCACTTTTGCTCGTAAAGGTATTGATGGCCTTCGCGCTAAAGCTGGCGACGTACAAATATCAGTAGATGCTCAAGGTGGTTATGCACTACCAATCGAAGTAAGTCGTAATATTATCGAATTACAACATGAGAAAAGCCCAATCCGTAGTTTGGTTGGTGGCATCTCAACTAACACAACAGACTACAGTCAACTAGTGTCATTAGGCAATGCTGCATCTGGTTGGGTTGGTGAAATTAGTGACCGTGATAAAACTAATGCACCAGAACTTACCAAAGTTTCCGCTGTGTTTGGTGAAGTGTATGCCTCGCCTAAAGCCTACCAGCACGTCCTTGAAGATTCTTTCTTTAATGTAGAGTCTTGGTTGTCAGGTGAAGTTGCCCGTGAGTTTTCTGAGCAAGAAAACAAAGCGTTCTTGGACGGTAATGGTACTAATAAGCCAGTTGGTATCCTTAACGGTCTTGACACTACTGCAGCTTATACTGCTGCTGATGCAACACGTGATTTTGGTAAGTACCAGGTAATTAAGTCTGGTGTAGCTACAGCTTTAGGTGCTACTTCTGATGCTGTTATCAACCTGCTTCGTTCAGTTGTTCTTAATACTAAAACTGGTTACCTTGGCAACGCTAAATTTATGATGAACCGTGAGACTCACAACGTTTTAGTAGATCTTAAAACTACAGATGGCGAGTACTTCCTACAGCGTGACATTACTCAAGCTGCTGCTGGTCGCATCTTTGGTTACGAAATTGTAATTAATGAAGACATGGACGGTATTGGTGCAGGTAATATGCCAATCATCTTTGGTGATTTTGCTGCGGGCTACCAGGTTGTAGACCGTGTTGGTGTTAGCATGCTACGTGATCCATACAGCGCACATGGTGCTGTAAGTTTCTACACTCGCAAGCGTGTTGGTTCTATGCTTCTTAACACTGAAGCGCTTAAAGTTGTTGCTATTGCTGCATAACTTTGCATAAAGCATGATTTGGTCGGGCCCTTCGGGGCTCGGCCTTTATTAATTTGGCATGCAATAAGCTATGCCCATTGCCCAACTTTAACTGGATAAACCTTGTAATGTGTCAGACGCAAATGCGCAGCAGTAAGTTTTATTATTTCCAGAATTTAAAGTTGAAGTACGTTTTTTGTGGTTCTTATTTTTAAATAAGGCCACAGCTATAACATTTAGCCACAAACTTCTTTGACATAAGACCTCGCCTTTGGGCGGGGCAGTCTTTTATCAACTTTATAAAACCAGCGGAGGCCATCAATGGCTATTTTTGACAACATTTCAGCCCAGTTTAACGGAGCAGCTACGGCATTTGTTTTGACTGTGTCAGGCCAAACCGTAACCCTACCGGCCACGCGTGATTTAGACATTATGGTTGGAGGCGTTGGCCACTTTGAAAATACAGACTACACAATCGTAGGCAATCAGATTGTATTTAATAATGCGCCTTTAGCTGGTGATTTATTTGCCGGTGAGTACTCTTTCCCAGAGCAAACCGGCTTTGCAACCACAACAGAATTAAACAACTTGTCGGATGTCGTTGACACAAAAGCAGACACATCGACAGTTACATCAGAATTAAGTGGTAAAGCAGACAAGCTAACATTTAATACAGCAGTTGCTGATTTAAATAGTAAGTTAAATGAGACAGACGCGAATCTAAAAGACCGTGCTAACCATAATGGTTCTCAGTCCATATCAACCGTCACAGGTTTGCAAGACGCTTTAGACAGCAAGAGCGGCAATGATACCGATGCGAATCTAAAAAACCGTGCCAATCACAGTGGTACACAAGCCATAGCAACCGTCACAGGTTTGCAAGACGCTTTAGACAGCAAGAGCGGCAATGATACCGATGCTAATTTGCAAGCCAGAGCCAATCATACAGGTACCCAAGGGCAAAGCACTATTGATAATCTTGTGGCTGATTTAGCCGGCATGCAAGCTGCTCTAACTTTTGGTATTAACGACACAAATTCAGTGAAAATGAATGGCTCTGCTACCCCGGGAGACTATGTTAAATTTACATCTACCGGAGTTGAGGGTGTCAGTACGAGTACCCTCGTGACAGATTTGGATTCGGGACTGTCAAAATCCACAACTCCTAGACTGTCCGCGACAGATGTTCGAGTAACAATTTCGAATTGGGCTGACTATTCATCTCCCACTGTCCATGTGACGGGCGATGGATTTCAGCCGATTTACACGCAAGCGGGCTCAGTACTTTACATAACCAATGCTGGAATTGGTGCGCATAAAATTTACGTGCAAATTAATGAAAATGGGAAGATTTCTAGCGACACTGCTGCTGCATCATTGACATTGCCGACCTATCGGTATTACCGGATGACTTTCGAAACTGGATACCTCGGAGGTGGATCAATTGTAAATGAAATTAAATTTTATACAGGTGCGGGACAGACTGGAACGGCATATCCGTCGAATATGACGTCAAATACCACTCCAAGCCCATTCACTGCTACGCAAAGTGGTTCAACAACGCCCCCTTATAAAGCTTTTGACGGAGCATCATACAACCTGGGCTGGTGGTCCGGCAACGGGGCCGCTGGGTTGAGCAGTGACTATTTGCAAATCGATCTAGGCGCTTCGGTTGAGATTAAATCGATGAAAATGGTTTTTTATGCTTCCTATAATCCGGCTCGAATTACCGTGAAAGGCAGCAAAACAGGGGCTTTCACTGGCGAAGAAATTGTTCTTCTCAGCATGGCGGGACTAGAGGGCGGATCAGACATAAACGTTGGATAAGGAACTCAAACAAGGACTTTAGCGGGTAAAAAAACTATCGGCTACATTACAAAGTTTTTTATAATTAAACAGGATTCACTATGTCACAAGTTCAAATTAATAGATCAAATGCGGCTGGCTTTATCCCTGACTCACTTCTACCGGGCGCACTATTTTATAACTCAAAGGATAATAAGTTATTTGTAGGCGTTGCAGGAAGTGCCCCTGTGCTTATTACTACAAAGCCAGATGAAATCGCTATTCAGCTAAATGCTGCCCAAGCTATTACAGACACACAAACTGCAACTATCGACTCTTTAAAAAGCACGAAGCGTCAAACCATAGTAAGCACTACTGCACCTCAAAACGCGCAATCTGGTGACTTTTGGTTTGATAGCCGTCGTAAAAAGTTGCATGTGTTTTCAACAGAATGGGTGGCTATGAATAGTATGTCTTAACTTTCAAATACAGGAAGCCCCCATGTCACAAGTACAAATTAATAGATCTGACGTTGCTAATTACGTCCCGGCAACATTGCTGGTCGGCTCCATGTTTTATAACTCAGCCGACAACAAGCTATATGTTGGCGGAGCAAACAACCAACCAGTTCTGGCATCAAGCACGCCTGCAGCAATTGCAGCACAGCTTTCAGCCATTGAATCGGCCAACAGCGCCCAAGCAGCAGAAATTGCAGCGCTTCAAGCTGACCAACAAACAACAACAGTAGCAGCACAGCCCCATAGTGCTCCTCAAACCGGAGACTTTTGGCTTAATACTGTAACTACAAAGCTACAGATTTATACTACGGAGTGGGTTGATGTAACGCAAGCTGAGGCAACCAATTGTGGCGCAGGTAGTAATTACCCGGTAAGCACGGACGAGCTATTTCAGCACTTAGTCTTTACACCGGATGTAGATGAAGTTGCACAAGGTTTGGCTATGCTTGCAACTGCAACAACTTATGCAGAGCAGTATACGGGCCGCTATTTTGTAGAGCGAGATATTACGCAGTACTTTAATGATTTCCCTTTCCCGGTTAAAAATAAAAAGCAGCCATTAGCATTGTTTGGTGGTATTACCAGCGAAGTTAAAACCATTACATACCATGATGATACTTACACAAATCAACTGCTTGACTCACAGTCTTATCGAGTTGTAGATAAAAATTCAAAAACATATATCTACCCGGCAATGGGCCAAGACTGGCCGAATGCTGTAGCAACCGATGAGCCTGGGCATATTGCAGTTACGTATACTACCGGCACTTCTGGCGTGCCAAGTTCAGTTAAATCAGCCATATTCTTAATAGCCGCATCACTTTGGGAAAACCGAGAAAATGAGCATGTTGGTTCACGAATAATTGCTATTAAATCAAGCCTTGCAGCAAAAGACTTATTACACCCTTACAAGTTGAGGTAATACTATGAGAGCCGGTAAATTAAGAAATAAGGCAACCATATATGTACCTACAACAGCGACTAATGATTGGGGCGAGATTGAACAAGCCCACACCGCGTTAGGTACCTATGCCTGTAGCATTACAACCAAACCAAAACGAGAGCTTTTAGAAGACGATACAGCAGTCTCCAAGACTGAGTTTGACTTGCGTTTCAGATACTATGCAGACCTCGCAAGCCTACCCCGCAGTGCCTATATTGTAGTGGCCGGGCTGACTTTAGAAATAAACTCTATTGCTAACATTATGCTTAGAAATAAAGAAATACAAATGGTATGTGAGGAGCGCACATGATTGATATTGATTTGCGTACCCATCTGCTTAGTAACTCAAACATTTGTAATATGATTGGCACATCAGTTTATGCTTTGCGCCTACCTCAAAACACAAACGCTTCAGCCATTGTATATGACATGGGGGAGGGCTTTGCTGAAACACAAGTTGGTAGCTTAGAAACTGTGGTCCGACATAGCGTAACTTTATCTGTATATAGCCCAAGCTACGGCAGTATGCGCCAACTAACAAAGCACGTAACAGATCATATAAACGGCTTTAATGGTGCTATGGGCTCGACCAACGTAACCGGAACCTATTTAGTTTCCACTATTAATACCTACGAAGAAGAGTCAAAGCTCTACCGCACACTAATTTTATTAAACATATTCACAAATTAAGGAATAAACAATGAGCAATATTGCATCCCCATTCCATGGCCTAGCTACTGAATTACACATGACAACTGCTATTGATGGCACTATCGACGCATCAACTAAAGTTGCTGAAGTTTCATCAGTTGGAACACTCGAGCTGTCAGCTAACATTATAGAGTACAACAGCTATGGCAACGCCTATAAGCATAAATTAGTGGGCCAAAAAGACGCAGGCACTTTGAGCTTAACCCTAAACTGGGAGCCAGGTGACGCTTCACATACTGCTTTAAAAGCCAAGTACGACAACGGCGGCGAGCAAACCTTTGCTGTTCGTTGGGTATCTGGCAGCGAAAATGCCACAGCGCAATTTACAGGCTACATTTCATCTTATTCAATTGATACGCCTGTCGAAGACGTTGTAACTGCTAACGTAGAAATTGCTATTGATGGCGCAGTCGCCTTTAACTTAACAACAGCTTAAGTTTTTACACTATGGCGGCACCCTTTCTGGGTGTCGTCTTTAATTGTTTAACTATTATTGGAGACTAATGTAATGTTAGATCGTAAAGCTATTTTTCAGGCGGTTGACCTGGACATTAAAGAAGTACCTGTTCCTGAGTGGGGTGGTGATATTTGTATGCGTGGGCTAACTGCACGTGAGCGTGACCACTTTGAAGCCTCAATTGGGCAAGCTGCTAATCTTGAAAACCTACGGGCACGACTCGTTGTTTTGTGTGTATGTGATGACAAAGGTACACGCACTTTTAAAGATTCAGATGCTGTTGAGCTTGGTAAAAAGAATGCCCAAGTTGTTAATCGTTTATTTGACCTTGCCCGCAGCATGTCTGGAATGTCGGACGAAGATGTCCAGGAGCTTGAGGGAAACTAAAACGAGACCCAACCCGCAGGTTTAAATTTAGGCTTGCGGGTCACCTCGGCATGACCGTGCGCGAATTAGAGAACCGACTATCCTCCAGAGAACTTGCTGAATGGATAGCGTACTTCTCAATTGAGCCCTTCGGTGAAGCTCGAGCTGATTACCGGGCAGGTCTCGTAGCTGCAACAGTGGCAAATTGTGCTGGTTCTAAGAAGCCCCTCCAGCCAACTGATTTTATAAATATATACCAACAACCCAAGACTTTATCTTATATAGATAGACGTCAAGAGCAGGCCGCACAAATGGCTATCTTTAAACAACTTGCAGGGAAATCGTAATGGCTAAAAAAGATTTACTAACAGTAAAGGTTAGCGGATTGCGTGAACTTGAAAAGGCGTTAAATGCCATAGATCTTGATCTAAGAGAAAACACTCTCAAAGCAGCAGGTAAGCAAGCTATGGAACCTGTTGCCGCGAGGGCTCGCCAGAACGTCACACGTGACACCGGTGGCCTCCGTGAGACCATCAAAGTACAAGCAACAACAAACGTAAAGCGACTTGCTAAAATGTCTAATAAGAAGGGCACAGCAATGATTGCTAGCGTATATGCGGGCCGTACGCGCGTAAAAGCGGGTGTCTCAGGGCACCAAGCCTTGCAAGTCGAATATGGTACATCTAAAAGTAGGGCGCAACCATTCCTACGTCCTGCCATCAGTGGTAAACAAAAAGTGGTCTTTATGCACTTCCGCAAGCATTTGCGCAAGGGCATCGATGCTACAGCTATTAAACAAGCAAGGCGCAATCGCCGCCTTAAATAAAAGGAAGCACAATGGCTACGATCACACGACTATCCGTGGATCTAGTAGCAAACTCTGCTCAATTCCGTAAAGACCTTAATAAGGCGGCTAAGTCTGCTGATAAGTCTTTTGGTTCCATGATGAAAAAAGCTAAAGGCGCTACTGCCGCATTTGCAGGGCTAGGCCTCGCAGCTGGTAAAGTTTTCATGGACTCAGCTAAAACTTATGGCAATTTCACGGAAGCATTAAGCGACGTAGAGGCAAAGACTGGCGCATCAGTTAAACAACTGGATCAGCTAGCAACCTCTATGCGTAATGCAGCAAAAGCTACTAAATTCACAGCAACACAAACCGCAGAAGCTGGTACATTCCTAGCACAAGCCGGGTTGAATGTTAAAGAAATAAATGATGCACTTAGGCCTACATTAGATTTGGCAGCCGCCACTAAGACCTCGGTGCAAAACACTGCTGACTTCATGACTAACATTATGAAAGGCATGGGCATGTCTTCGGAAGAGCTTGGGCGTGCGTCAGATGTCCTAGCGACTACTACAGCAAGTGCAAACACTAACTTAACCGATTTAGCTACGGCTATGTCGTATGCCGCACCGTCCATGCGTGCAATGAATATGAGCATTGAAGAAACTTCCGCGTTAATTGGTATTATGGCTAACGCAGGTATTAAGGGCTCGATGGCTGGTACAGCTTTGCGTAGGACCTTTGTTGCGTTATCTACAACTGGTGGCGTAATGGCCTCACAGATTGCTGATGCAACCGGAACAATGACTCTACAAACAAAGACACTTCGTAAGCTAGGCGTCGCGTCATTAGATGCTAACGGCAAAGTACGTAACCTAACTGAAATGCTAAATGATCTTAAAGCTGCTGGCGCTGATGAAGGCGACATGATTAAGATCTTTGGTGCGCGTTCAGGTTCTGCTTTGATGCAGTTTATGAATGAAGGCTTGATGGACGCTGAGAGGCTTAGAGCTAAACTTGAAGAAGCTAAAGGCGCTGCTGAGCGTATGGCTGCCGTGCAGATGAATAATCTAAACGGTGATCTATTACTTATGAACTCGCAGTTCAAAGAAATGCAAATGATTGCTGCTGAAAGTGGTATTAATGATTTGTTCAGATCAATGGCTCAAATGGCTACAAAGTTTATGAAAGACATAGAGCCATTCTTAAAGACCATTGCACCTGCCTTTGATGAGATTGCAATCGCCCTTGGTGTTATTGGGGGTGCCGTTATATTAGGTGGCATAGTAGCCTTAACAGGTGCTATGTGGGGCCTTGCGGCTGCAATGCTTGCCAATCCAGTCACATGGATTGTTGCAGCGTTTGCTGGCTTAGCTATTGTTGTCTATAAAAACATAGATGAAATAACTTTTTATTGGCACCGGTTTACCAAAAACATGGGTATATTTGCCAATAACATTTCAGGTCTAGTTTCAAGTGCTTGGGCGAATATAGGCACAAACCTACAAATCGCGTTTGTTAAAATGCAGTTAGGCTTAGCGACATTTAAGCAGAAGTTTTTAAGCATTTTTAATGGGCTACTTTCAGAGCTTAACCCTTCGGTTAACAAGCTAATTGAAATGTATAATTCTATCCCGTTCCTAGATGATGCAAAGCCAATCACACTCAATATAGATACAAGTGCTGCTGATGCTAAAGTCACTAAACTAAAAGATGAGCTTGTTAATTTAAGTGCCAGTCTTAATACATTTACACAGCAATCCTTGGATAATTCAGTGTTTACACCAAGCGCTGAAGAGGGCTTAACAGGCCCAGGCATTGAAGATGTTATTTCACCTGAAAGCAAAGCATTAACCGAGCAAGAGCAACTTCGTGCAGACCTTGAAGCTAAGGCTCAAATTGAAATGGGTCACCTTAAAAAGCTATTCAATATGAAAGCTGATTGGGGGCAAAAGACAACTGACCTAGCAACAGGTGGTTGGGAAGATATTATTGATGCCGGCGCTAAGGGTTCAAAGAAATTAGCCATGATTCAAAAGGCATCAGCCATTAGGTCAATCCTAACATCAACAGCAACAGGTATTGCAAAAGCACTCGAATTACCATTTCCGGCAAACATTGCCGCAGGCATTAAAGCTGCTGCTGCGGGTGCCATCCAACTGCAAAAAGTAAAAGGTCAATTCCATGACGGTATTGATAGTGTACCCGGTACTGGAACTTACCTACTTGAGCAGGGTGAGCGTGTAGTCGACAACAGACTAAACAAAGACTTGTCGTCATACCTTGCTGCTCAAAACTCAAGCAACTCTGTAACTAATAATCCAACACTTAACTTTAATGTAAGTGGGGGTGATGCAGAAAATGTTGAGCAAATGCTATTAAACCACCGTGGTAAATTTGAAGGAATGATTCGTGATATATACAACGAGTCTGCTCAAAACAGTCCATTTTAATCAATCTGATCCATAAGTGATCCGTGTCGCACTAAGCCATAAACTTATATAAACATTAAGGGCTATAGCTTAGAGCGCGACACGGGTTAAATATGGGCTTCCTAATTCAAAATAAGGAGCATTTTTATGTCATCTTTGTTACTCCCAGTGAGTCCAGAGCCCATTTCTTACAAGATTAGCTCCAAAGTAAATACACTTCAGTCTGAAAGTTTATCAGGCAAAATACTAACTAGAAAAGTAGGTGGCCAGCGTTTTGAAGCTACCTTAGTTTTTCCGCCAATGCAGCGTGAAAGTTTTAGCGCAATACATGCATTCCTTATGGAGCGGGAAGGGGCTAATGGTATTTTTTACGTAAAAATTCCAGTGTTTGGTACTACGCCAGGGGCTGCTGGTGAATACATAAATTATAGCAACTCAACCAAACTGTACATGGTTAAGTCTGATGGTGTAAATACATACCCAGATCAATTAATTGCTGGTGGTACCGTTGAAATGAACAATGTCTCCTTACGCTGCTCTTTAAAAAGTAATGTCCAGATTATTGAGTATGGTACTGATGGTACTGTTCGAATTGAAATCGATGTTGTGGAGCGAATCTAATGTTAAACGTTTCAAATACTTTACGCACCGCGCTTGCGGGCGACAACTTTGAGTATGCCTACATTGTAGACCTTCCAGTTGATTTACATTATACAAATCATGGTAAGGACTTAGTTGTTAATAATACTAGTTATAACTCAAATGGCTTGCTTGTTAAGTTTGCACAAGTTAATCAAACCCAAGAATTGAGTCTTGCCACGTATTCCTTAGAGCTCTCAAATGTTGATAACTCTGTTGCTAAGGCTTATAGCTCAGGCAACTTTAGGGGGCTTACAGGCACCATTTCCCTAGCCGTCCTTGTAAATGGTGTTGTTCAAGGTATGCCTTTAATTATTTATAAAGGGACTATTGATTCATTTAGCATTCGTGAAACAAACAAAACCTCAGTATTAGCAATTAAGTTAACTTCACACTGGGCAAGCTACAACCAAAAGGCAGGCAGGTATTCGTCAGATAGCTTACAACAGGATCTTTATTCCGGAGATCGCATTTTTAAATATGCCCACAGTGAACAAAACAACATTGGGTGGGGTAAACGTTAAGGAGTAGCCTATGATCTTGTCAATTATTATTGCCGTTGTAGCCGTTGTCGGCTCTGTAGTAATGCAGAAAAAAATGGAACAGGATATGAAAGACCAGCAAGCTGGGTTTCTTGTATCAAAAAGTGGGGGGTCAAACCCACTGCGTATTATTTATGGTAAGCGCCGTATTAGTACAGACACTATTTGGAAAGACTCATCGCATAAATACATGGCACAGGATCTTAGTGAAGCCGACTCATATCATGTAGCAAATAGCGAGGTAATCGTTCATGGTGGTACGTCGGCAACAGCAGGTAATAGAAGACATAAAGATTATTTGCACAGGCTAGATGCTTGGTGCCAAGGACCTATTGAGTCCATATTAAATATAAAAGTAGATGATGATGTAATTACGCACCCACGATTAAGCGTTGGTGGTCCTGCGCCTATACGCGTTCTAAACAAGCATGGCGCAGATAGCCAGGAAATGTTTACATCATTAGTTACAAATCAAGATGAAATTTCTGCAGACATGAAAGGTCAAAACGTAGCATACTCCTGGTCAAGATTTTATTATGATATTGAGTCACCTGAGTACCAGGGTGAGCCAACATTAACGGCTGAAATTAAAGGCACACTAGTATGGGATCCACGCGTTAACCCAAGCGATCCTAGCATTAAAGCATGGTCCACTAACCCGGCACTATGTCTTTTAGATTACCTTACGGCCTCGTATGGTCGCAATTTAGATGTTGCTGATATAGAGCTAGATAGTTTTATTGCAGGCGCAAACTCTTGCGACGCGGTTGTGGCACTTCCTGCTGAAACTGTTGTGGTAACCGGAGGTGACTACTACAACCCAACAACCGGAGAATACCATACACTTGCTGAAGGCGACACATATACATGGCATCGCTATGGACAAGCTGTTAACTCTGCACCACGTTACTCTTGTAATGTAGTTTTAGAGTCAACCAACAGCACTAAAGATAACGCACAGGAAATTTTAAAGTGCATGAAGGGCTCTTTGCCGTTTATACAGGGTAAGTACAAGCTAGTGTTAGAGGAGCCTGGTAGCTCTGTTATGAGCTTTAATAACGACAATATACTTGGCACCGTCTCTATAGGTTTTGCAGATAGGGCTAAACGATTAGGCCGTTGTACTGTTAAATTCCCAAATGCAAACAAAGGTTATAAGCCGGATACAATAAGTTGGCCTGCTGCCTACAGCACTTTACATAATGCCTATATGGCTAACGACAATGGGGACGATTTACACACGGAAGTTGAGCTGACAGGTGTAACTGACTTGTACCAAGCACGTGACCTTGCAGAATTTATGGTTCGGGATTCGCGCACCCAAGAGTTTATTACATTTAAAGCACAACCCTCTGCATTAGTCTTGGAGTGTGGCGATCTTATTACAGTTACAAATGACATTTTAGATATAACTAATAAGGTTTACCGTGTTCGCACAATGACAATGAATGCTGATTTAACGGTTGATATTAAGGCCCAGGAATACGATCCAAGTGTATATCCTTGGAACCTTACCGACGAAGATTCCGAGGCTGTAGCACTTGAGCAAGCCCCAACTGCTTTTGATACACCAAGCCCAATTACTAGTTTACAGGCCATGTCAGTTACAGAATCAAACACAGATGGCACTGCAAGCGCACGTATAGTGGCTGTGTGGGAACAGCTTGAGTCAAATACGGCAGCCCCTGAGCTAATTGAAATTGGGTTTCAACAAGGCAGTGAATCTGTAATTTCATGGGTAACACTGCCCCCAGAAGCACAGGCTTATGCATGGGTTGGGCTCCCAGACAACACGCCCTTTACTGTGTATGCTCGGTATAAAAACAGTTTTGGACGGTTTTCAGCAACTACTAGTGCGGCAGTTACAACACCAACTGCCAACACGGAAATTTCTGCAACTGACCAGACAGCACGAACTTCTGCCGATGATGCGCTTTTAGCTGCAAGTGCTGCGCAAGCAACTGCTGGGGAAAAAATATATGCTTTTTATGAACCATCATATATCCAAAGCACCTCAGTTATAGGGCCAGAGCTTGTTGAAAACGGTTCTTTTACTGGTTCGTCTACCTACAATGGGGATGTGTCGACATTTACAGGGGTAGATGGCACTATTTCGTCATATTACACCTCTGCGCGTCTTGTTGAAGATGATAATATCAATCCAGTGTATGCCTACATTCCAATAACTACGGTACCTGGCAAAGACTATCAAATGAAAGTGGATAAGTATTATGGCCAATTTTCGGTGAGGCTTTCAGTATCAACAACAAAGTCCAATGATCATGTATATGCATCAACACCCACTTCTAATAGTAACTCCATTGAACTTAGCCAGTACTTTACAGCACGAAGTGAAACTACCTATGTGTTATTTGAAGCGATTAATTCAAGTGTAGGCCAATACTGTGGTTTTGATAATGTTTCGGTAAAAGAGGTAAGTCCAACGCGCTGGCAGCCAACCGCCAATGCTATTGGTGACCTTTGGGTTGATACTGCTGATAACAATAAGTTGTTCAGATGGAGTGGTTCTGCATGGCAATCAGCCCAGGACGGTAGCACTTATGACGCACTTGTTGGTGCCGCCAGCGCAGCACAAACGGCGGTGCTATCTTCTGAACACGCTCAGGATGCACTTGTTGGTGCCGCCGCAGCAGAACAAGCGGCGTCGCTATCTTATGAATACGCTCAGTCTGCTCTTGGTACCGCCGACTCCGCAGAACAAGCGGCGTGGCGAGCTTCTCATGACGCTCAGACTGCTCTTAATGGTGCCTACAGCGCAGACCAAACGGCGTGGCAATCTTCTGAATACGCTCAGCAGGCACTTGACGCAGCCAAGGGCGCTGTAGCTGTAGCAGCTTTAGCGCAAACCGAGCAGGAAGTGCTTAGTGCTATTGCAGCTGACACTACCCAAATAAATGGCGCCCGCATTATAACTGGTACTGTAAACGCTGCTGATATAACAGCAACGACAGAGTTAACTGTTGGAACAAGCCAGGATGTGGCTAAAGTATCAGGCTCAGATAGCAACTACCGTATTTGGGTAGGGCACACGCAGCCTAACTCAGCACCATTCAAAGTAGCTAAAGATGGCGCGGTAACTATCAAAAGTGCTACTACGGGCGAGCGCTTAGAGATTGTAAGCGACCGAATAAAAGTCTATGACTCGACTGGTCAACTGCGAGTGCAGCTGGGTGATTTAAGCTAACAAAAAAGGGCTCTTCGGGGCCCTTAATTATTTAAGGAGAAGCTAATGAGTTTTGGCTTAAAAATTTATGATGAGTCTGGTAACACGCGCCTCGACGTTGCAGACCGCCAAATAAGGTTTCTAGGGACCTATAGGGGTACTCTTACTTATGGCACTCCTGCTGAAATCTTAATCCCTGGAATGACCAATGATGGTACGTGGGGTATCAATATTCTTAACGTAAGAGCGACTACGGATATTAGAATTGGTGAGGGCAAGGTTGAGCTTGATTCTACGTTTCCAAGTAGTAGCTATGCAGTGCAGGTGTTTCGGATATGAGCTACGGATTTAAAAGTATTAACAACGATGGTATTACCCAAATTGACGGTGCTAATGACAATATTGCAATTATTGCTACTGGTACAGCTGTTGCGCAAACAAAAGAGGGACCCTTAGATAATACGACAGTGCCGTACCCTGCAAATTTACCTGATGACATTTTAATCTTTGCAAAACCTTCAGATCCTGAAGCAGCAACAGGTATTCCGTTTACCTGTATCCAAAAAAGTACAGGGCTACAGTTTTTATTACCACGATACAACACAGCAACAATTGATATTGATTGGGCTATTGGTGTAAAGCACTCAGATATGCCCGCAGATACAAGCCCAGGTTGGGGTATTAAAATTTTTAATGACTCGGGTGGTGCCGCCTTTTCATCCAATAATAAAAATTTTAGGTGCCAATACGCGGCATTTGAAATTGTAGAATACTTAAGATGGGACCCAGTGACCGTTTTTAATATTAATGATCTAACAACAACTTACTGCTTAATGACTGGCCATGGCACAGCAGGCTATGTCTGGAGTGGCCAATTGCGCCTAATTTATTCAATATTCATTGTCTACGATATTAATGCCGGTCCGGATGTGAACCAAGTAGATGGGACAATTGGGTTTTGGACAGGTGCTAGGCAAGCTATGGGCTTTAACATGGGTGGCAACTCTGGGGGCAGGTTTGGAAGTGGCTCGCTTGTGCATTTAGTTGGATCAATAGTCTAGGAGGCTTTAACTATGAAACATAAAACAAGTGCATTAGCACTTCTTAAGCAACATGAGGGCTTTGAGCAGTTCCCCTATGCAGATAGCCTAGGAACACTCACAATTGGCTATGGGCGCAATTTACAAGCCCGAGGGTTGGCTGAACATGAGGCAAGCTACTTATTAGAACACGATATTGATTTAGCTGAAAAGTACCTGGGTGCTTATGATTATTATGTAGAGTTAAGTGGTTATAGGAAAGCTGTTTTAATTGATATGATGGTTAATATGGGGCCTAGTCGTTTAGCAAAATTTATACGTATGCATGCCGCGCTTTTAAATAGAGACTACGAACTAGCAGCCCTAGAAATGCTTGATAGTAAATGGGCTGGGCAAGTAGGCCAACGCGCCCTCACATTATCAAAAGTAATGAAGGCAGGTGTTTTATGAGCATAAACCCATTAACAGTCATTAAGGAAATATTTGCACCTGCTGCAGAGTTAGTTGATAACCTTCACACCAGTGATGAAGAGAGGCTTCAAGCCAAACAACAGCTTCTTCAGATACAAACTGCGGTTAGTTTGCAGCTACTGGAATACGAGCAAAACATAATGGAAAGTAAGCACAGCGTAATTATTGCTGAAGCCACAAGTGATGGCTGGCTCCAAAAGAATTGGCGCCCTGTAACCATGATTACATTTCTAGGACTTGCTGTTGCAGATAGCTTTGGTTGGCTTGCGTCGCCACTAGCCCCACAAGCATGGACTTTGCTTCAAGTGGGGCTTGGTGGCTATGTAATAGGCCGTTCGGCTGAGAAGGCAATTCCTAATATAATGAAAATTCTTAGCAGCAAATAAGGTGTTGGTGCCACCTAAAAGCACTAGCACACTCCACTCACCACTAATAAGGAGTGTCTTATGAGTAACTACTACACCTCTCTGATAGAAAAAATAGAAAAGCAAAATAGCTATTCTTTGAAGGACAAAATGGAAGTTCAATATCAACTCCGCGAAATCTCTCAAAAGCTACAGACGCTACTCACTAGAACCTCATACTTTTTTAGGATCATAATGGTTTTACAAATTATGAGCATTGGTGTGAGCAATTTTGAAACCTTGCTACCATTACTTCGGCTGTTCTTATAGCCTTTTGCCCCGCTTCGGCGGGGTTTTTATTGTAATATACTATGATAGCAATATGTTATTAATCAATTTATTAATATATAATAATTAGGTTAGCAAAGAGCTAATATAAAGTAACGTAACTACAATTAAATAAGGCAACAAAAATGCATAAGCAAGGGAAAAGAGACAATACGAGCATGGAGCTCAGAACACAGGCGGGGCTTTTTGTAAAAGCATTAAGAGCACACCAAGGTATAACCCAACGTGACATTGCGGTTGCTTTGAAGCTAAACTATTACACAATGATTTCACAGATTGAAAGCGGTTCAGCCCGCATACCCCCTGATCTTTATGTGGCCTATGCTAAAGTGCTTAAAGTAGATTCTGCTTTGTTTGTTCAAAAACTTCTTCAGTATTATGACCCACACACTTACAAAGCGCTGTATGGTTCAAAACGCTTAACTGTTAATGACTTAATAGGCATCTAACTTATGCGCGTTTTTAAACGCACCGATAGCCCTTTGTGGCAAATTGAGCTTTCTACACCAAAGGGCAAACAACGGTTTTCATCTAAAACATCTATTAAAAGAGAAGCTGTTCGTCTTGCTACCTACAAACAACAGCAAGTTAATGACGCACAAAATTATGATAAAAAGATGAGCATTACGCTCAAAGAAGCCTGTGCCTTATATCTTGAAGAGCAGTTTCGAAAATCTGAAGCTACTTATTTAAACTCAAAATTCAATATAAGGCATTTATTAGATGAGGCTGTCTGGTCTCCGGAAGTACCATTCGAAACTATAACGGCTAAACAGGTTTTAAAACTACAAAAAGTTAAAGGCCATTTAAGCAATAATTCTATTAACCACATAACAACAGCTCTCGTAACTATGAAAAACCGTGCTGAAATTTGGGAGGTTCGAGCACCTACATTTAAAATTAAAAAACTAAAAGCGGTACAAAAGTTTAGATATTTAAGAGCCGGTGAGGAAGAGCAACTATTAGCGGCTTGTAAAGAACAGAATATTAAAGACCTTATTATTTTTTTAGTAGACACTGGCATGCGCATTGGTGAAGCAGTGGCTACTATGTGGTGTGATATAGAAGCAGGCAGTGTTGTAGTGTTCCGCAGTAAGACAGGCAATAGGACACTTCTTCCAATAACACCCAGGCTGCAAAAGATCTTAAACGAGCGTGAGTTACGTTCGGTAAGTGCTTACATATTCCCACATGCCACTGTGTCAGGGGCCCACCGCACACCTGCAACAAAAGGTATTCGTTTAGCAGCCATGCGCGCTGGACTTAACACGCCTGAAATTGTTAAACGCTTTGGTAAGTTTACAGCGCATAGCTTAAGAGATACCTACGCAACACGCCTGGTTAAAGCCGGGCTTTCTTTGTACCAAGTTCAAATTATGCTTGGGCATGCTTCTACCCAACAAACTCAAAAGTACGCACATTTAACTACGGCAGATATAGGTAATAAAGTTCTTGAGGCACTTTCTTAGCTTCTAATTATAGTTGCATAGTTTATGCATATAAGTATAATCAAAGACTATTAAGTTAAGTAACTTTATATATTGTAAGTACGCTAAATAAAATTATGCGGGCATACTTGTGACGTTTGGAATTTAATTTAAATAGAGGGTAAAGGGAATGACTTGGTTATTAAAAGGGTTTATTAAGAGCAAAGCAAAACCGGAAAGTTCAATTAGCTATGCGCACGAAGTAGTATCACTAGGGTCTTATGCTTTAAAAAAGTATGGGGCTGCAAACATTACGCTTTTTCAGTTAGACCAGGCAGAGGCGCTTGGTCACTTCGCTGACAATACCGGATTAACTGCAAACCCTACTGATTCAAAGGTTCTTTGTTTTGTAACTACAAAAAAGGACACAAAAGAGACGCAGTACTAATTTAGTAGTTAAGTAACTTTGTAAGGCTTACCCCTGTAAGCCAGTGGTAGCCTGCTTAATTTGGCTCCGCCTGCTGGGCTCGAACCAGCGACCCAATGATTAACAGTTGGTTGCAGGGGCCCCTACAACTACCTTACCTACGCCGAAAGGCTTGTAAATACTGACTTCCCAAAATCAAACCCTTTTAACTCTGGCTTAAAAAAGCCGGAAAGTGGACACGTTTTGGACACGGTACAGTAACTTTGCGTTAATTAATTGGTATTAAAGGTTTACGCAATATATGTATCACGACATTATCAGCTGTTAACGAATGGTAATTTTAGCAATCAAGTAACACAACTTGTCTAGGAGATAGATATGAGAGAGCACACACAAGAGCAATTGATTAAGGAAATAATGTGGGAAAATCATCAGATAGAAGAGGGGGTGCGAAAGTACCGAGAGGCCTTAGAGGATAAAACACTTGATGGAACAAAAGGGGGCATGCGGCTACTGCAAGAAGCAATGCCACACACGGTTGCCGGTATTAAAAAGGCTTACAAAGAGGCTGAAGCTACATTACTAAGTGGTAAAGCCGGTAATCAACCCAACTGGATGTTTTTGATTGGTATGGTATCGGCTGAGCAAGCAGCCGCTATTACTATTAATAAGGTAATGGCACACATACAAACAAATAAGGGGACTCAGGGGTCTTACGGTCAAAAGCAAATGAGCTTAACTGGTGTGGCTAAGTTAGTAGGCCAAGCGCTTCGCCAACAGTTAATGTTTGAAAACTGGAAGAAAAACGAAAAGATCAAACTTAAAGAGCATAACGAAACTGCTGATATTGATGACCAATATAGTAAATCGTATGCCGAACAACTTATTGAAAGGGCTCGAGGCAATGTAACACGCCCAAAGCTAGCTAGATGGAAGGCTAAGTTTGAAACTTACCAAAACATTGAATGGGGTCAAGATGAAGTCGTAATTGGTATGAAGTTAATTGAAGTGCTTATTAGTACCAACCCTAATATTTTTACATACAAAATGATTAGTATTAAAGGTAAACGTACAAGATTATTAGAGTTTACTGATGAAGCATGGGCCACTATTACTCAATGCAATGACAGTGCCGAATTACAAAGCCCCTTACTTCTACCAACATTAATCGAGCCGAAAGAGTGGTGCTATGAAGATGGCAAAGTGGTTGGTGGGTATCATCACATGCAACAACCACTATTTACAAAGAAGCTATCAGCGCACACGGCCGCAGATGTAAATGCACCTTCTCAGCGCTTTTTAGAGTCTATTAATAAAGTGCAAGAAACAGCATGGAGTATTAATCCATATATCTTAATGGTTGTTGATATGATTATTGGCACAGATAAAGCACTTGGTGGTGTGCCTCGTATGTGTGAGCTACAAGCACCTAAATTGGACAAAGAAACTTTTGAGGCTTTAACAAAAGAAGAGCGCACTAAGTTTTTAACAAAGCAAGCAGGTATTCGTGAAGACATTGCAAGTCAACGTGGGCGCCATTCAGCCTTTGTTCGTAAAGTGGCTATTGCTCGTAAAATGCTTACCCATGATCGTTTTTACTTCCCACATTTTGCTGACTTCCGGGGCCGACTTTACCCAATGCCTGCAGAGCTAGCACCTCAAGGTGACCAGGTTGCAAAGGGTTTACTGCAGTTTGCAGAGAAACGTGAATTAGGTGAGTCTGGTTTGTTTTGGCTTAAAGTACATATTGCAAACACATTTGGAAATGATAAAGACAGCCTAAAGGATCGTGCTAAATGGGCTGAGGATAATATTAACATGCTAGCTGATTGTGTTATTGACCCATTAAATAACACTGAATGGGCAGGGGCTGATGCGCCTTTACCTTTTTTAGCTGCTGCCTATGATCTTGTAAATGCTTACGAACTTTCAGATCCAACTCAATATGAATCGCATATTGCTGTGGCTATGGACGGGACTTGTAATGGGATGCAATTATTGAGCCTTTTAGGGCGCGATAATCTTGGTGCTGAAAAGACTAACTGTCGTCATTTTAACGAGCGCTTTGATTTGTATTCTGAAGTTGCTACAAAGGTTATTGAAATATGCAAAAGAGAAACAACTAATAATGCTACAGCCGAAGAATGGTATAAGCGGCTTCATAACAACCCAAGCAAAGCTAGGAAAACTGTTAAAAGGGCGGTAATGACAACTCCTTATGGTGTTACCGGTCGTGGAATAGCCCAGCAGCTAGTTAATGATCGGCACTGTAATGACCTAGGACAGGTCTCCCGGGCTACTGCTTCTGATTACATGAAAGAATGTATACTTGAGGCTATGTCTGAAGTTAATGGTAAGGCGGTTGAAATTATGGGTTACTTTCAAAATGTAGCAGGAGCCCTAGCATCAACTGAGCAACCCCTTTCTTGGTACACACCAATGGGACTCAAAGTAACTCAAGCCTATTATAAGATGGCCGATAAACGGGTACAAACAGTATTTGGCACAGTTATCCTTTGGGCTGAAGATCATGAAATGGGATTAGATAGTCAGAAACAATTTCAATCAGCTGCTCCTAATGTGATTCATAGCTTTGACGCTGCAATGTTGCAACTAACTGTAGAAAACCTTGCTAAAAAAGGACATACAGATTTTGCTATGATTCATGATAGCTATGGAATGCATGCTGGAAGCATTGCGGAGTTACATGCTACTTTAAGAGAAGCTGCTTACGAAATTTTTAGCACTGACAACTTAGCTGAGTTTCATGAATATACACAAGCACAGACTGATACAGTGCTGCCAACATTACCAACCCAGGGTGATTACGATATAGCTGAGATACTTAGAGCGCCTTATTTTTTCTCATAAAGTACAGTAACTTTGAGTTAAATAACTAAATATTGCATAAAGTAGTGTACGTGGGCTAAATACCTCGACATAATGTTTACATTAAATAACGAAACGCAAGGAAAAAACAATGGAAACTATTATTGGTAAGCAAGTAATCTTAAAGCCAGAGTACCAAGATCGATGGCAGTATTGCTTTAGTTATGACAAGCCAGTTTTTAGAGCGATCGACGAAATGGAAAAAGGGCGCGTGACTGTTGTCTGTGAACTCCCGGGCTTTAGCATTCCGCCAACATATGTAATTAAAGATTACATGATTGAAAGCATTAAATAAACAAACACATTGAGGGCAATACTATGACAGCGTTGACTGAAAAAGAAATATATGAGTTTCTAGATAATAATAGAACCTTAGCTGAAATAAAAAGTGACGAAATATTTGTAAAATCGATTGAGTGCAACTTACCTGAATGGAAAAAAGACAACAAGTTAGGACACCTTCACTGGGAGCGTGTTGAGCGCCTTGAATATATTAAAGCATTAAAATCATATAGTGACTTTTATAAATCCTAAAAGCAATCCCTTCGCCCCTTAATTGGGGCTTTTTAGGTGAAAGGTGTACAGTAACTTTGAGTTAAATGAGTTTATATTGCATAAAGTAGTGTACGTGGACTGAATACCTCGACATAATGTTTACATCAAATAACGAAACGCAAGGAAATAACGATGGACAGCATAATTGGTAAGCAAATAATCTTTAAGCCAGAGTATCAAGACGCCGGAGATGATGAGTTTATTTTTAGAGCACACAGTGAAATGGAAAATGGGCGAGTAACCGTTATTTGTGAAATACCAGGTTTTAGCTTTCCATCAATATCTGTAGCTAAAGACTACATGATTGAAAGTATTAAATAACGAAACGCACAGAGGATAACAACATGACTGATTTAACAATTACTGATATTTATTTTGCTGACCAAATTATTATGGATGTTGCTGAAAAAGGTAAGCACGCTATTCCAATAGAAATTATGGACATGGACAACAAAAGTGCAATCTTAGCTCGAGTTCGGCACCAGCTTTTAGAATTGCGGGCTGAGCACACAAGCCCTAAATATGACCACGTTCGGGCTCAAATAGACCAAGTGCTAAGTATATACATGATGCAGCCTGGTTTTTATGACTAAATAAAACCCCTAAAAGCAATCCCTTCGCCCCTTAATTGGGGCTTTTTAGGTGAAAAGTGTACAGTAACTTTTAGTTAAATAACTAATAGAGAGGTCTAAAAAATGAAAGAGTATAAAGTAGTAAGAAAGCAAACTATTATTTCATATGCATATGTAAAGGCTGATAGTTGGGAGGATGCTGAGGCAATAGCAAAATATGGGTTTCACGATTTTGAGATTTGCCATGAGGTTGAAGAATATGACGCCGAGGTCAGTAATGACCTTATTAATTGATGAAATAGAAATGCAATTTTATTTTCACGGGTTTATTGCGCCCCCATTAACTAGGAAAAGAATCGCCTCTTATTTAACAAGGGGCTTTTCTATTGATGCTATTTATTCGCTAGGATGTGACGCATATTGTCATGGCAGATACTTTTAAGGAAGCAATATGTATTTAAAAGACGATCACATGATCCCCGTTATAAAACGCTTAGAAGATCTAAGGAAAATTGACAACCAATCAAGGCGAATATCCAAGGACGAATGGTTAACAGCCCTAATAGGATCAATGGCAGCAATAGGGTTAATCTTTATATTAGCGCAACTAATCAACCAATAAACAACAACCAACCAACCGCCCCCTTAATTGGGGGCTTTTTAGGTGAAAGAATTACAGTAACTTTGAGTTAAATAACTGCATATTGCATAAAGTAGTGTACGTGGGCTGAATACCACGACATAATGTTTACATCAAATAACGAAACGCACAGAGGATAACAACATGACATACGCAGAACGTAAAGTGGCAACTAAGTTAAAAAGCTTTCTTGACCAAGGCTGGACTAAAAGTCAGTTAATAAAGTTAATGAAAAACATGAGCTACTGTGACGAGACAATTGTTCACTTAATTTATATCGCAAAACACAAAATTTAAAATCCCTAAAGCAATACCTTCGCCCCTTAATTGGGGCTTTTTAGGTGAAAGGTGTACAGTAACTTTGAGTTAAATAACTAAATA